ATAGAAAACCTGCTAAAACTCCTTTTGTAACATCTTGTTCTACTATTGCTGTAGTTGCTCCTGAAGCCACAGCACTTCCTACTGGACCGCCAAATAGACCTCCTACAAAAGTTGCTATAGCTGGAAGTAAATCTTTTGCTTTAAAAGCCTCTGGTAGCCCTGTAATAGGGTTATAACTTAATGCTCCTAATTGTGCTAATCCTGATAATTCTTGTGGATTAACGTGCATTAACATATTATCTCCAAAACGACCTTGCTCTGCTATATTTTGTATATCTGATTGCATATTAGTTAAACCACCCATTTGAAAACTTTCTTTTTCTATATTTTTTTGTTTTCTTAATACTTTTAATAATTCTTTCATAGCGTCTACTCTAGACTTATTTATAATACGTGGTACTCCCATATCTTCATCAAATAATCTTCCTACATTCTCTAATGGTCCAGCTAGAGCACTTTTTATAGGTTTATTATCATCATCAAAATAAAAATTTCTTATTCTATCTTCATTAGACATAGCTATCCTAGTTCCTACTGCAGTTATTGGTGGTGCTATAGGTAAGTTTTTTTCTCGTATAGGGTATCTTTCTAAAAATTCTTTATCTGAAACTATAAAAGGTTTATTTATCTTTTTTCCAGACGCAGCACTTCTAGCTTCTTTTGCCTCTTTTTCTTTGGCAAAGACATAATCTATACGTTCTTCTAAGTCTGATATAACAGTATCTATATCATCTGTATTTTTGTAATATCCTGCTATATTAAAAAGCTGTTCTATATTTTTATCTTTCATTATCTTTCCTCAGTTGTTTCACAACCAAATACATTAAAACTCATATCGACAGCACTAGTATGCACTTTCAAAACATCTGCTTGATTTAGTGTCATACCTATCACTATAGCGAATGAATCATTTGCTGCTACTGATTTATCATAAAAAACAAATTGTTTATCATCAGCTCCAGCTCCTGCTACATGAACACTTAATCTAAATGTTATAGCAGAGCCTGTTCTATTAGCAGCAACAATAGAACTTATTGTTGTCTGTG